TTACGATTTAACAGTAATCCCTAGAGACCAAGTGATATTATTATTGTGCTTTAATATTAGCACCTCTTTTACTTGGTGTCCTATAAGTTTTTTTATACTTCCATTGGAACAGTATCTTGTCCATTCTGACCGAATAGATTTAACACAGTTCTAACTGAATGTCCTTCGTAGTCTTGACAAATAGTTATTGTTCTACAAGGTGTTCTACTTTCACCTTTACCTAAAACAACTGTCTCATCTTCTATAGATTTACAGTTTTTTATTTCTATTACATCATGAAAGCTAATATTTTTATCTATCATTTTTATCTCCTAGTCTTAATAGACTTGTTAAGTTGTGATTGCTCCAACACAATAACAAAACCAAATGGAATTGTCAAGTTGAAATTGTGCATGTAAATATTTAATGTACNATTTTTAAATGACTTTTATTATGTAATTTACTTTCTTTTTTGTAAGCAATCTTGTCTTCTTCAGAAACTTTATCCCAATCATTACCTGTATCAAAAGGATTTTCAAGTATATCTAAACCTACATCAGCTTTAACTATTATGCTTGTAAATTCTACAATTAATTCAAATAAATCTTCTTTATTTAAACCATATAAACACTTTTCAAAGGCTTCAAAACCTTCTTTGTCTTTAAGATTTGCAAACTCATCTATTTTATTAAAATATTCTATTGCTTTCATAATTTACTCCTATATTTTTACTATGTTCCAAACAGTTCCCTGTTCCATAGTTGTTTTATTTAAAAAATCTTTAGTTGATGATACTTTCACCCAACCAAATCTACCTTGATAAATCATAGACCTATCTTCCTTCATATTAAAAGCTTGAGTATACCTATAACCCTTTGATTTAAGGTATCTTTTAGCTTTTTCTAAACTGTTAAACCTTACAGATTTTCTAGTTTTAGCATCTGCAATAGTTTGCATATTTTGTAATCCATTAGGATTTTCACATTTCTTTTTCATAATTATATCTCCAAATAATTAAAATTATCATCATCAAGCATTTCATTAGCATCTAAATCTAAACAAAAGTCTAAAATATCTACATAATCTCTTTCAGGATATTCGTCATCTTGAAAAATATCAAGCAATTGTTCTGCTTCTATTTCGTCTACATTAAAATTTAATTTCTTTTCATTGGCTAGTGCCATAATCGTTCCTCGTTAGTTGATTGCCCTACCACCCTAATCGATAGCAAAGCAGTTGTCAAGTGAAACACACACGATTTGTGTATAAACATAAATAATATTTACAATAAAGATTAGCTACCAAGCCAATCTAGATTTATCATAAACAAAGTCTTTAGGATTGCTTTCGAAACCATAGTTTTTCCACCAACCTTTAGGTTTAAAATATCTATCAGTCTCAATAAAAGCTTCAACCGAAGCCATAGTCATAGCTTGTCTTCTCCACTCCAGAAACGCATGGACTTTAAATTTTGCCAAAGGCATTCTAGTTCTGTGAGAGTTTGACCTCATNAATACCCATTTTCTTCCAACTTTTATTTCATAAACTCTAGTTCCATACTTNCCAAAGAATAAAGTTTTGTAGTGGTCAGACATTTGAGGATTTAACAGTCTTTCCATAAGAGTTTCGCTATCTTTTATTACTAAATTTTCCATATTTTTACCCTGAACTCAACAGTTCGGTTAAGCAGTCAGCGACATTGCTGATTGCCGACCAAGTTTAGAGAGCTGGTTGGAATTTGTCAAGTTGAGAACAAGGCGTAAACAATAAATATTACATGTCATGTATAAAATAAAAGATTTTATATAATTATTTATGTGTTTTATGCGTATATTTCCATTAACTTTTAGGGTTGAAAAGTTTGGTGAAACACGGGTGCGTGTAAGTGTATATGCGTGTAGGTTTTACGATTACACATAATATATACATAAGGTTTGGTTGGTTTTTTGGGTTGTTTTTTGGACTGCTCTACTTTCTCTACGCGTGTCAACGCATACAGAAAGATGTTGACAATCGAAATGGGAAGCCTTACTGTGTAATGGCATCAGCAATTGTGCTGTTGCTTTATTCCCCAAAGGGGAAAGGATTGAAATTATGAAAAATACAACTACACAAACTCCGTTTGAAGTTAAAGACCCTAAAGCTTCGGCTAGTTATGGGCAAGTCCAAAGAATTGCTATGCAATTTAGCAAGGCTAAGGGTTGTCCGAAGGACATCAAGTTTGGGACAATACGGGGTCATTTCTTAGCGAAGCTAAACGCTAAAAAATTCCTTACTCAAGGTGATGTGGTGAAAATCTTAAGCATGAAGGCTTTGCCTAGTGCTGATTTGAAGGCTATGAGGTCTTACAAGAAGCTTGTAAGTATTAGCTAAAACTCTAAAGAGTTTACAAGGGGACGCTTCGGTGTCCCTTTTTTTTATCTACGATAAAGTCCACACTTCCCCACCTGTCAACACGCCCCGAAGCATATGTATATCTATGTGATATTTGTCTTGTTTACATAGCTCTCTAGAGCTTTGTAAGAGCTTTAAATTATAAATCTTAGGAAACCTATTAAGCTTTGCTTAAATCTCTTAGAATAGCTTAGAAATAGTATAGTCTGGTAAACTCTTTAGAGTTTATATTGTAATACTTTAAGCTCTAAAGAGCTTTATAGACTTTGGAAACTTCTCTAACTCAAAGAGTTAGTTGTTTTCTACACAAATCTATTAAACTCTTTAGAGTTTACCCCTATAGACTTGTTAAATCTGTAAGATTTACTGAGCTTATAGGGTAGGCAGGACACCCACCCCCTCCCCCCTATATATATGCACAATGTTATACATTTTTAGAAGTTTTGAAGTGTTAAGTAGGTTAATTGTTTTGTCGGGTTCGACAAGTTTTAGAAAGGTTTGTTCGGGTTTAATAGGTATGTTTATTTTATCTTTGACCCCGGCAGACTTAATCTTATTATACAGTCTATATTAAGTTCTGTCAAGTAAAATATAAAAAAACTACAAATAGCTTGACAAACTCTATATCATACTATATAATATAACGTATGTCATCTTTAACATCTAAAAGAAAATTAACAGAAAAACAAGAAAGTTTTCTTAATAACCTTATAGAAACCAAAGGAGACTTGAAGCTTTCAGCCGAACTTGCAGGATATTCAGGAAATCACTATCAAATTATACAATCACTTAAACATGAAATAGTAGATTTAGCCTCAGACGTACTTGCAAGGGAAGCACCTTTAGCTGCTTTTAAACTAGTTGAAGTTTTACAAAGTGATAAAGCATTACCTCAAGCTAATATAAAAGTACAAGCAGCACAAACTATTCTTGATAGAGTAGGACTAGGTAAAAAAGAAAGATTAGATGTTAATCATAATATAGGTGGTGGTATATTTATTTTACCACAAAAAGAAACTGTAGATTTATCTGCAGAAAACGGTGATTATGAGGAAGTATCAGAATAAATTAGTAAACTTTATTAATAACTTACTAGATAGGTTTTTTGAAGTATCTTTTCAAAGAACAGAAGATAGACTAATGCGTAAAGATAAATGAAATTTTGGATAACAGAATACATAAATGGAAGTCCCGGTGTTTTAATTGGACCTTACATTAGAGCAAAGACAATGTCAGAAGCTAGTAGAATAGCTATAGAACATGGTTTGTTTGTTATCGGAGAAATACAAGAACTAGAACATACAGAATTAACAACAGAAAGGACGATACACTAATGCCAAAAGAAAAAGATAGTAGATTAAAAAGAGCTGGAGTAAGTGGTTATAACAAACCAAAAAGAACTCCTAGTCATAAAACTAAATCACATATTGTTGTTGCTAAAGATGGCAGTAAAATAAAAACAATACGTTTTGGTCAGAAAGGTGCGTCTACAGCAGGTAAACCTAAAGCAGGTGAATCAGCTAGAATGAAAGCAAAGAGAAAGTCTTTTAAAGCAAGACACGGTAAAAACATAGCTAAAGGTAAAATGTCAGCAGCTTATTGGGCTGATAAAGTTAAGTGGTAAACTATGGGTAGACAAATAGGTAATGACGAAGGTTCTCAAGTAACCTTTAGAAAAAGTATCTATGGTAAAAGCGATGGTGGTAAAGGTGCAAAGCCTAGACCACTTTCAATATCTAAACAAGAATACGAAGCTAATTGGGATTTAATATTTGGAAATAAAAATGGTAACAAAAAAGAAAACAAAAAGTAAGTCAACTGTGAATAAAGCTGGTAACTATACCAAGCCAACTATGCGTAAGAGACTTTTCGAGAAGATTAAATCTGGCACTAAAGGTGGTAAAGCCGGTCAGTGGTCTGCTCGAAAAGCCCAGCTCTTAGCTAAACAATACAAAGCTGCTGGAGGTGGCTACAAGTAATGAAACAATTTATGATTAAAATAATGGAAAAAGGAAAAAAATGTTATTCAAACCTTTTTAAAAAATGTTTAACACCTACTAAAAAGAAAACAAATGCCAAAAGCAAAAAGCCAAGAAAGTCTAACTAAGTGGACTAAACAAAAGTGGAGAACTGCCAGTGGAAAGAAATCTTCTAAAACTGGAGAAGTCTACGCACCTGCTAAAACTATAGCAAAGCTTAAGTCTACTGCAGCAGGTAAAAAGAAACTTGCAGCTGCTAACGCTAAGAAACGAGCAGCTACTAAAAAAGGCAAACAACATGCCAAACATGGACTACACAAAGGTAAAAAGAGGTAGTGAAAGAAGGTTACATAAAGAAGAAAAGTGCTACTATTCCTTTTGGATATGAACTAAGTGAAATAAAAGGTTACTTATCTCCTATACAAGAACAGTTAGATGTTCTTAATAAGTATATAAAATCTGTAGTTAATGAAGAGTATTCACTTAGAAAAGCAACAGAACTTATTATTGAAGAAACAGGTAGAAAAATAACTCATGTAGGTCTATCTAAAATAATAAATAATACTTATATACCTTCTAATAATAAATATCAATACTCTAAAGAAACTAAAAGAAAACAAAAATTAGCTAGAGAACAAAAAGATTTAATTAAAGCTAAAAAGAAAATAGCATACAAAGAATCTAAACTTAAAGCAGAACAAAAAGTTATAAAAAAAGCTACAGAAAAAACAACATCTAAGATTGTTTTAGATACAGAATTAAATCAAGTAGCACCTAGTGTACAAGAAGTAATAAAAGATTCTAAAGTTATTTTTCATCCTAATGAAGGTCCACAGACAGACTTTTTAGCTGCTGGTGAAAAAGATGTTTTATATGGTGGAGCTGCTGGTGGTGGTAAATCCTATGCAATGATAGTTGACCCACTAAGATATGCACACAAAAAAGCACACAGAGCTTTAATACTTAGACGTTCTATGCCAGAACTACGAGAAATGATTGATAAGTCTCGTGAATTATATCCACAAGCATTTCCCGGTGCTAAATTTAAAGAAGTTGAAAAGCTTTGGAACTTTCCTTCCGGTGCAAAAGTAGAGTTTGGATTCCTTGAAAGAGATGCAGACGTATACAGATATCAGGGACAAGCATATAGTTGGATAGGTTTTGATGAGATTACTCATTTACCTACAGAGTTTAGTTGGAACTATCTTGCTTCAAGACTACGTACAACTGACCCAGAAATACAAACATACTTACGTTGTACTGCTAACCCCGGTGGTGTTGGTTCTCATTGGGTAAAGCAAAGATACATACAACCCTCAGAACACAACAAAAGTTTCCTTGGAGGAGATGGTTTAACACGTAAGTTTATTCCTGCTAAGTTAG